TTCATTTAGATATGACATATTTTTCCCTTTTAGTTAGAACTACGAATTAATTTTGAATCTTGGCGCAAGGCCTTTAATACAGCTTCAACATCTGAATGTTTAGATTCAGTGATAGTGTCTGCTCCATCTTGAGATATTCTAGTATCCATCGGTGTTGATTGCTTGCGGAAAAAAGATTCTTTAAGCACCGCAACTTTAGATTTGAACTCTTCTTCTGTCTCAAAGTTAATATTTTCAGCGAGAGAATATAGTTTTTCTGCTTCAATTGCAGTCAAATCAGATTGAGCTTCAGCAATGATTGCTTCTGCTTTCATAATTTGAACTTCAACGGTAGCTTGTGTAACTGCTTCTTGTGCTTCTTTGAGTTGGTCTTCAAGTTCTTCAATTTGAGAAACTTGATTTTCAACAATATCAACCTTGCTTTCTGGTACATCTATATAATGTTGTTCAAACACATTTTTGAGATTTTCCATAAAGCTAGACATCATTTCTACTTTTATACCGCTCTCAAGGGCTACTGCATTGTCTTGCAACCACTGCTCGATAACATAATCGAGGTATCCATCAATTTGTTCGACTAGCTCTCCCTTTACTTCTTCTACTGCTTCGTCCAGTTTAAACTGGTATTCTTCTTGTAATTCTTCAATTTTTGATTCTGATACCTGTTCAACTGCTGCTTCAAAAATTGCTTTTGCTTTCAATTGGAATTCTTCTGTTAAGGATTCACCCGAAAATAAAGCATCAAATGCTTCTTCTTTTAGTTTATCTTGTGAACCAGAAACATATTTTTCTTTAATTTTTGCAGTTTCTTCTTTAGCTTTAGAATCTGTCTCTCCTTTTTTACCATCATCAACTAACTTTTCTCCTTTAGTTGATTTGTATTTAGCAGTAATTTTAGCAGTCTTGCCACAATCTCCTTCTTCTGAGTCTGCTGATTTAAGTGTTTCAGATTGTTTAGTGCCAAGAGTAGCATCAGTTCCAGGTACGGAAGACCCTTCTGCTAAGATTGCCTTAATTTTATCGTCGAGTTGCATTTAATACTCCCTTATTATCATAATTATGCATAACCGTAAACTTTACAAAAGTTTACTTTTGCTAAACGCTTCATCAAAGATGCCAAATTTTGGTGCAGAACACCATAATCGGGACTAACTGCTTCTCTGCGTTTGTAATCGACCAATTCGGCCGATGTTAATGTTGCTGTGCTCTTTTTAGTTTAGATTGGTTTTCTCTAAACCATCAAGGTCAATACCGATTGAGCGATTTGAATTCATATATCATACTTATTTATTGAAATCGCTTTTTTCAGTCGCTATTCTCACGAAACTCATCTATAATTATTTTCCAAATTTAAGCATTAGGTCTCCCCATGCTTTGAGTGCTTTCTCTTCTGTTATTTTGTTCTTAACAGAATCTACTACTAATTCAATTATAGTACCGTCTTCTACCATGTCATAAGTAACAGATTCCATGATACCATTGACAAAACATCCCGGTCCCGAGGGCTCGCTCACCACATCAATAGCAGAGAAAATCAAATCGTTATTGACATATGTTATACCTTCTTGCATCCGAACTGTGCCAAGCGCTCTAGTAGAAACACCTACTTTACCCCCGGCTTCCATGATAGCAGTTACAATCTTTCCCATACCTTCATTAATGATTTTGCCTTTACCAATCCAATGTCCATTAGAATTATCTTTCAAAGATTCGATTACCATTACAACTCTCTCGAAATTAATTTGAGGCGATTGAGGATGATTTAACTCGCCAAAGCCTCTACCATTTGAAACTTTTTCTGTAATGTATTTTTTCATTGCTGGAGTCATAACAGATTCAGTATACATCCTCTTATTTGCATTTACTTTATTATAAGTAGCAAAGGGGCCTTCAATCTTATATGTTTTTCCAGTAGACGTATTTTCTACTAAAGATTCGATACCCTCTAAGTAGGTTTCAGTTATTAACTTCATGTTTATTCCTTATTCGTGCCCACCTAAATGTTGAATATGAATGCGTTCAATTTCGTTGTGATTCCCTGTTGCTTTTCCATTTTTATCTTCACCCCCCATCCCGCCATCGTAAGGGTCAGAATTGTTATCTGCTTGGTCAACATGAGCAGCAACTTGTTCTCGAGTTTTTAAACCGAATTCTTTTGCATAATTTTTCCAGTGCACCCTCATATTCCTAGAATTATCATCTTCAGCATCTATCTTTATAGGATGTCCTGCTGCATGCAATCTATTCATTACATCATAATTATTTAAATTATGTGGTGATGTTACACTTTCTTTTATTTCTACTTCGTCTTTTTTACCAGAACCTATAATCGACTTGTCTTTTTCGTCATCAGAATCGTCGGCATCATCATCATCCTCGTCATCATCTTTTGATGAGGATGGGAATGCTTCACTCATCACATTCATTTTTAATTCATCTAATTTATATGCTATTTTTGACATTAGAATAGATTCTAAAGTAACCTTAGCATCTTCTGAACCTTCAGAAATTTGTGAAATTAATTGTTCTACTGACATTTTATTGCTCCTTTGAAATCATGATAATTATTTATTGCTTCCGGTAATTCTGTGGGTCATACTCTGGATATTGTTCACCTTGTTGTGATTGACCTGTATCCTGTGCAGGAGCATTTGCATCTTCAGCACCAGCATCAGCATCTGGTTGTTGAGCAGCTTGTTGTTGCATCATTTCAGCTTGTTGGTCTTGCTGAAATTGCCCTTGAATCTTCCAATTAGGTTGTGCGCTTATATCAGATTTTTCTTTTTTCATTCTGATAGATTCTGTTTTAATTTCATCCTCAGCCATCATAAGGACATTCCGTTGAATCCATTCTTTTGATACATATTTTTGTAAATAATCATCAAGTTGTTGTACCATGGCAAAACGACTTGTCATCACTTCTTGATTTTTTAATTCAGTAAAGAAATTATCCTTTTGAAAATCAAGTTTGATATATTGCTTTAAATCCTCCCATTCTTCAATATTGCACACCTGTGTAAGAGTCAGCTGTGTCTTTAGAGAATCTAACAATAATTGACCGAATCTATTACGAAGCCTATCAATAAATTTTTGAAACTTTACTTCATCCCTTGATATGGACTGAGATTGCCCTATACTAAACCCAGTATCTTCTTTTAATCTGCTCTTGGGTATATTCAGTGCTTCATACATCTTTTCTTTAAACCACTCGAGCGAATCAAGATAACCAGTAACATTCTGAGCACCTTGGAGTGTAGTAATTTCTGTTCCTTTACCACCGTCCCTGCGTGGCATCCAAAAATCTTCTAACATTGACATATATTTCTTGTCGTTTTTTATGTCACCTGTCTTAGCATCATATACCATTTTATTGCGATAACGATTAGCAATATCTTTCAAATATTGTTCTGCTTTATGTTTTGGTAGATTACCGACATCGACATAGAATACTCTACGTTCTGGTGCACGAGCTATAAAATAAACAACAGTTGCATCTTCCAACATTCTAAGTTGATTGATTGGCCTGATTGCCTTATTGAGATGCCCAAGAATCATGCCGGTATTTTGGTCAATTAGACCACTTGTAATATATATTATTGCATCAGGACTAATTTGTAAATTGCTTATTGTATTTGAACCTGTTCCTTGTGTATTCTTCCCAACACCGAATCCATTTTCGTTGTATAGATAATATTCTTCCACCTTATCTACTATGATAGCATTTTGAGAATTAGTCTTTGTAGTGACATCTCTCATTTTTTTAATATTTTGAGAGTCTAATAATACTAATTTTTGAATACCATTTTTTATATTGTTCTTATCAACTATAATTTGGAATGGAAGTCTACCATCAACATAAAATCTCCTAAAATATTCTGCTCCCTTATCTTCATAGTCCAATAATTTTAAGATTATATCAAATGAATCCTTTATCTTATTTTTTACATTATCTGAAACAATATCATCTAAACCATCGAGGTTTAATTTAATTAATTTAGTATCTTGTTCTTGTGGTATAGCTTCATTAATGATTTCTTGAATTGCAATATCAACTTCAGCAAATTGAGATATTTCTCTATATTTACGAATAGCTTCTACTTCTGTTTTTATTTGCCCATCAGTATCAAGATACGTACCAAAGGCACCAGCACTCGATAACATAGAGGAAGTAATACCACTTCCATCTGTATCTAATTCAGTTGACAGCGCACCTGATAACGATTTATCAGGCATTTTACTCTTTATTTTTAAACCAAAAAGATTAAGTAACTCTTCCGAAATTTGCATTTATAGATTTAAAATTAAATTGAACCAAGTGGAGTAGAAAGATGAACCTGAAGGCCTTTATAAGCTTCACTCTCAAACCAACTATAGGCGAATTCTACCTGAAATTCTTCTACCCTATCATTGTGGTCGAATCCAAGACCAATTGGTGAAATTACTGTCGGCCAAGCATCTTGAAATGTGTATTTCTTTAATGTAACACCATTTCTATCCAATTGTTCTACATTCATGTTAGTGGTATATAACAATGGATTAACCATACCAGAGTTTTCCTGCTTGTTGTTTATTTGTTGCATCCACGATTCAAATGCATTATGAATATCAAAATCATTATCATTCAGTATTGACACTGTCCAATTTTGGAATATTCTTTCTCCAGCAAGTTTTACTTCGCGGCCGCGATACATCACAGTTGCTACATTGATGTTTTGCCCGGGTAAACTTGCGGCGGTGCATAAAAATTGTGCTTTGTTTGCCGCGGTAGATGCCCCAGTTACAAATGCAGGGAAGTTAAGTGTAACTCGGAATTGATTTGCTCTAGCTCCACCCCCAAGTAAA